TGATGCTTTCCTCCGATTGGGGCTGGCTCTTCGCCGCGCCGCCCTTGTCCACGGGCGCGGCGGTGGAGGCGGCCCTGGCGAACGCGGCGATGGCGTTGGCGCTCGCCGTCATGGACTCCTCGTTGCCACCGGTGATGAGCGCGACGGGGACGCCTGTCGCCGCCGACACCTTGGCCGCGAGGTCGCTGCGCTCCTTCTCGGCGCGGAGGGCGCCCAGCTCCTCGTTCGCCTTGGCGGCGGCCTCCTGGGCCTTCTCAAGCTCGGTCTTCGCGGCCTCCTGGGCCTCGTCGTAGGCGGTGGCCTTCTTGGCCAGCTCGTCGTAGTCGGCGAACTTCTCGCGCGTCTCGCGGCGGACCTTGCCCATCATCTCGTTCACCTCTTCCTGGGTGAACGTCCTGGGCGTGGGGTCCTGCGGTTCCTGCCTGGGGTCCGTCTCTGCCATGTCTTGCTCCAATCTCCCCCTCCTGGGGGTCGTCTTGAGTCCCGCCTTTGGCGGTCGTCCATCCGTGTTTCGCCCACGGCGGCGAGCTATGAAGAAGGCCCCCTGCGGGGCCTGGTTCAACCGTTCTGGCCGCCCTGCTTCCGTTTCTCGTATGCGGCCTTCCAGCCGGCGTGCTGCGCGGCGACGTTCTTCCTGTGCTGCGCCTCCCTGTCCGCATCCGTCATCAGCCTTTGCTGGTCGACCCTGAGGCCAGAGTACCCGGCCTTGAGCCGCCCATGGGAGTCGTAGCGGTTCCTCCTAGTTGACTTGGCCCTCTCCTCGTGCTTCGAGTGGTCCTGGTCCAGGTACTTCTGGTAGCCCGCGTCGTAGTCGCGCGGGTCGTAGCCCTCGGCTGCTGGGCTCCCTGACCATGACGGCACGATCACGCACCGGCAGTCGTCGTGGTAGTGGTTGAGCTCTCCTGCGGACGCTGCGGAGAGGTATGCGAAGCCTCGGGACGCCAGCATCTGGCAGAATGGGCATCCGCGCGCATACGAGCGCGATGGCTGCGGGATGCGGGCGAAGCGCGGCCTGCGCGGGTCGGCCTCGCCGTTCGCGAGCATCGTGGCACCAGACGCGCGCTTGACCTCGTAGCCCAGCCTCCCCCGCAGCTGCGACGCCATGAGCGCACCGCCGTCAGAGGCGGGGCCAGAGTCTGCAATGATGCCGCGCACCGCCGTCCGTGTGGCCTCCGGCACGTACCCGGAGTCCTCGACGCCCCCGAAGTCGCCCAGGTCGCCCAGCTCGAGGGCACGCAGGCCGAGGTAGAAGCGCTTCGCGAGGTACGCCGCCGTGGACGTGGAGCCCTTGCAGAACGACTGCATGACGGCTGTCACCTGCCGCTCCGCATCTGGCGCGGACAGGTCGATGCTGGCGAGCGCCGCCGAGAGCCTGCCCTTGTACGCTGCGCTCACGGCCTCGATGCCGTCCGAGAAGTTGTCAATGTAGGTACGCAGAATGACGTATGCCATCACTCGCCGCCCTCGTCGAGGTTAGGCATCTGCCGGATGCTCGTGGGCTGCCGTTGCGCCTGGGACGCCTGCTGCTGCCTGAACGTCGCGGCTCCCGAGAAGATGGACGACAGCACGGAATCCGACAGCTGGTCCTGCTTCTCCGTCATGAGGCGGTCTATCGTGGCCTGGTCGAGGCCGATTCCCTCGTAGAACACGCGCGTCCCCACCACCGATGAGTCAAGCGCGCCTATCTTCGTCCACGCGTCGGCGCTGGCGGCCATCGTCGGCATTGCCGGGTTCTTGAACACGGGCACGACCTTGTTCTGCTCCTTGGTGAGCTGGTCAAGGCGCACCCCCTCCGAAACCGCCATCATGAGGCGGGCCACCTGCCTGAGCGACCCGCTGAGGTTGGCGTTGATCTCCTGCACGTCGAGGATGAGCGGGTCGTTGCTGGCACTCAGCGCGTCGCTCGACGTGTAGGCGTTGCCCATCACTCCGAGCTGCGCGAGTGGGACCAGCGACGCGCCGGAGAACCGCTGGGCGTCGCTCTCGTACGTCGCAATGAAGTTGTTCGCGTCGCCAGCCGGGAACTGGCCGAGCTGCGGCGTGTCGCCGTCCTCGTCCTTGGTGAACGCCCACAGGCTCCCGAGGTACGCCCTCAGCTTCTTCGCCTCGTCGGTCACGAGCACCGGCTCGCCGGTCTCCTCGTCCAGCACGGTGTTTCCCTCATCGTCCTTCAGCGGCCTGGAGAACAGGTCGGCGGCGATCCCCGTCGCCCAGCGCTGCGGCGTGGTGAAGAACTCCGCGCCCACGTCCATGCGCAGCACGTCGCGCACCGCCTTGTCCACGATCGAGGTCAGCTCCGGGGTGAGCACGGGGTGCCCCAGCGGCTTGTCTATGTCCGGGTCGTTCACGAGAGACACCATGAGCATGGAGCCCACGGGGTTGCGCTCGTCGGACTCGACGTGCCATTGCCCGCCGCCCGGCTCGCGCGAGAACACTGTCACGCGGTCAGGCAGGTGGAGGACGTACCTGCTTGCCATGCCGTCGCGGTCGACGCCAGCGAGCACGACTCCCGCGCCCACCTGGTCGTCGTCCTTGTCCCAGAGCATGCAGCACTGGTTGGCCGAGAACGCGCGGACCTTGGCAGCAGGCTGGCCCGCCGCGCCGCGCATGACGGTGATGGCGGAGCAGCCGTGCGTGAGCATAGAGCGGGTGGCCATGCGCACGAGCTGGCGCATGCGGTTCTTCTCCACGAGGTCGCTCAAGGTGTCGTCATGCTTGCCTTGGAAGACGAACCCATCGAAGATCGAGCGGCTCACGCGCACGTTCACGGCCTTCTGCGCCCAGCCCACCACCTCGTCAACGTGGTCGAGGCTTGGCGGGATTGCTATGCCGAAGTCCCTGATGGGGTTGCGCATCTCGTAGTACTGCGTGAGGCGGGCGTTCCGCGCACGCACCGCAGACCACGTGTCGAAGAGGTCAGCCAGGACCGGCCCCAGGCTCTCCGGGATGCCTGGGCCATACGGCCGGCCTGTGTCCACGCGGTCGTACCTGTTGAGCTGTCGCGTCATAGCATCCTTTGCTTCCTTGCAGGGTTTCGCTTGGTCGTGCGCACCGCCCACGCCGCGAGCGAGCACGCCTCGATGGGCTCCGATGGGTACGCGCCGCCGGTGCCGAAGCCCCACGCGCCGCCGCCGCCGATCGGGCGCCGGACGGAGTTGAGCGCGGACAGGTCGAGCGCGTTCTGGGCCATGTGCCTCGCGGTCCCCGCCTTGAGGCCGTCGAGCAGCGACGCCGCCGCGTTGGCAACGTCCGCCGCGTGCGGGCGCACCACGTAGCCGCGCGGGCACTTCAGCTCCGCAAGATAGTCGCAGAGCGTGGTGGACCCGTTGGGCCCGTCCACCACCGCCACGGCGGCGCGGCCACGGCGCTGCCAGAGCCATTCGGCGAGGTGGCGCACGCCGTCGGACGTGGAGCCGGTCTCGATCGCCTCGAACACCACGTCACCACCGGCATCGAGCTTCGCGCCAGCAAGGCAGTAGGACGCTCCGTCGAGGCTGAACTTCACGGCGAACGCCGTCTTGCGCCGGTATCGTGAGTCGACGGCGGCGGCCTCGCCGGCCCCTATGGCGGTCATCGACCAGAGCTCGCGTGGGATGGCGGCCATCGCGTGCGCCACGGGCGCCCACCAGTCGAGCCGCTCGCGGGCGAAGTCGTCCGAGGACATCGACAACTCGCCCTCGACTGCCGTCTCGTCGATGAGCAGGCCCAGGCTCGGGTTGGTCTCGTACCAGCGCGCGACGCACGCCTTGTCGCCCACTTCGGTGACGGCCCACTCCATCCAGGCGGCCTTTCCGGGGTCGTCGGAGTGGGCGGCGTCGTGCATAGCGCGGAACACCCCGCCGTCCTTGGACGGCACCGGGGGCGTCCCGAGGTAGATCGCCATCGTGTTGCGCTTCTCGCTCGCCGAGATGGTGGGCAGCGAGGCGGCCTGCTGCGACGGGGTCAGCTCCTGGGCCTCGTCGTAGATGATCGCGTCGTACGAGCGGCCTCGCGCGAGCGAGTCGGTGCGCGTGGTGAAGCGGATGCAGCCGCCGTTCGTGAGGTAGATGCCCTGCTGGCCGTTCGTCCTGCGCACCCTGTCCAGGAGCGGGTGGACGTCCGCGTTGTCCTCGTCCTCGAAGACGGCGGCGAGGCTCCGGAACATCTCGTCTGCGGTGTCGCCGTTCTGGCACGTGTAGATGATCTTGTAGCCAAGGATGCACATCGCGAAGAAGCACCAGGCACGGATGACCCAGCTCTTGCCGTTCTGGCGCGGGACCGAGAGCGCGACGATGTGCGTGGCGAACTTGTCCTTGCGCCCAGACCTACCGCGCACGTAGGCGAGCATCACCGTCACGATGTACTCCTGCCAGGGGAGCGGCTCGCCGAAGTACGCGAGGGCGAGGCGGCAGGCGTCCGCCCCCAGCGAGTAGTCCCATCGCGGGATGACCTCGAAGGTTGGCGTCTGCCTTGCCTCCACGCGCGTCACCCCCGTGGCGTTAGCTGTTCACGGTCTTCCTGTAGTTGTCTGCGACGAGCTGGAGGACCGATTCCTTGCGCGCACTACTCCTTGAGCCGCCCCGCCTCGTGAAGTCGAGGCCCATCTGCGCCTCGCGTGCCCTGAGCTCGCCGACCTTCGAGAG